ATTGGATCAACATGGAATGCTGCTCGTTCTTATTATATTAGTGTTGTTTCATTGTGGAATCATCCTCACCATAATGCTTATCCTGAAAATCCAAATGTTGCTCCACCTTCACAGACAAAGGACTATACCCAAACTCAAGCAGGTAGTGTTAGACGCGTGACTGACCAAAATACTGAGATATTTTTAGGACAAACATTTAAAGAACGTTCTAATATACATCCATTATTACCATTTGAAGGTGATGTGATACAAGAAGGAAGATGGGGTAATAGTATACGTTTTGGTTCAACAGTTAGAAGAGCAGGTGAACGTAATAATTGGTCATCATTTGGTCTTGATGGAGATCCATTAATAATATTACGTAATGGTCAACCATTATCATCTGGAGAAGAAGGATGGATACCTATCACTGAAGATATAAATAAAGATTTATCTTCTATATATAATACTAGCACACAAAAAATTCCACTAGAAGCATCAAGTACTAGTTATGTGAGTTATAAATCAAATTCACCTACTAATCCTAAAGAATATAAAGATAACCCACAAATTATCCTAAATTCAGGACGATTAATATTCAATACTACTCAAGATCATATATTATTAAGTTCTAAAAAATCTATTAATTTAAATGCTATTTTATCAGTCAATATTGATACTCCTGATACTATAATACAATCAAATAATATTTATTTAGGCTCTAAAGACGCTACAGAACCAGTATTATTGGGTGATACAACAGTATCATTATTGAAAACATTAGTACAAAACCTACAGTCCTTTATGCAAGTATGCAGTACATTAGTAGGAGTACCTCCAGGAACTCCTTTAGCTCCATTAAATGTTGTTGCATCTCAATTAATTACAACATTATCTCAATTAAATACTAATTTAGATAGTACTAAATCAAAATATGTGAAAACAGTATAATGACTTCTCCTTTAGATATAGAAAATATAAGAAAAAAGGCTGCTGAGCAAATTAAAGGTGATACTAATAAAATATTAGATGTTAATTTATCTGCTATACAAAATGCTACTCCTGGTTCTTTAAAACCTCAAGGTAATGCTAAGTTAAGTGGAGCTATAACATCTATAGGTAAGAAAATATATACTATATTTATCCCAATAGCTTTAAATATAGCTAAAGAATTAGGAGCATCTATCGCACAAGAACAGTTAGGTAATTTAAGGGAACAAATCATATCTAAAGATGGATGCCCAACTGACCCAAGGATACTGGAACTACTAGCTCAACGTAATAATTTAGTAGTACAACTAAACAGAATTAGTAAACAATTAGATAATTTAACAAACATTGTAACAGGTTTAAATACATTTCTTGAAATAGGACAAATAGCAATCAATGCTATAAGAATAGCTAAAACATCAGCATCAATTGGAGCTAAAATCATCCCATCTCCTCCTGGCATTCCTGGTATTATATCATCAACTTTAAGTGATTTAGAAGATATCATAATGAAGTTATTATTTACAAAAGATGGTACACCTCGCTTACCTAAAATATCTAATTCAATAGCATCTTCTACATTAACTATATCAATTACTAATGGTTATATACAACTGATAATAGCCATATTGTCTGCTATAGATGTTAAATTAAAACAATGTAGTCCAAACTTAGCTGGAGATGGTACCTCACCAGGTTTAACTCCTATATCACCAGATTTAATTTCTATATCATTATTACAAACTGAGGCTGAACAAACACAAAATGGTGTAACATACGCTGGTTTTGTGATAGAAATTGAAGAAGTACCATATACTCCAACTGTAAACCGCAGAAGGGCTGTAGGTAAAAATCAAAGTGGAATTAAATTAATACAAACTGAATTATCATTTACAACACAAGATGAAATATTAATTAATGAACTTAAATTAATAATTGATAGAGATAATTTAAAAGCTTATTAAACCCAATATTTATAACATATGGATATTACTAAATTTAAAAAAATCATTAAAGAATCAGTAAGAGAAGTAATTCAAGAAGAATTACGTGATATTTTACTTGAAGCTGTTAAAACCCCCAAAACAATAGTTTCAGAAACGGTACAACCTAATATTTATGCTCAACCCCATATATCACAACCTAAACAATTAACCCCATCAGAACGCAGAGCAATGTTTGGTAATATACTTGAAGACATGCAAAGTGGAGGGATAGCGTCAACTGAAAATATACCATTTAGGTCAGCTGGACCTGTTGATCCTATGAATGGGCAATTACCTGAAGGTGAATTAGGATTAGATCAAATAATGGGTTTAATGAATAAATAATGGCATTCGGTTCTAAAAAAATATTCCCTATTGATACACAGCCTGGAACGGCTGTTGGGGTAAGCATTCCATTTAATGCTCCCGCGGTATTTTTTTCAACATATACTACTAAAGATGCTGTTAGGAATAATTTACTTAATTATTTTTTAACTAACACTAATGAAATTTATTTAAATCCAACGTTTGGGGCTAATTTAAGAGCGTTCATTTTTGAACAGATTACTAATAATAATTTAGATGGACTTAAACAAGATATACAATCAAAAATAGGTCTATATTTTCCTAATGTTTCTGTAATATCCCTAGATCTAATCTCAGATGCTGATAATAATGAAGTTACAATGGTTTTAAAATATAATATTATAGACACAGGAATTTCAGACCAAGTACAAATAACCTTCCAATAATGGCTACAAATAATAATACTAAAAAAGATATAAAATACATAAATAAGGATTTTACTGAATTAAAAGCTAGTTTAGTAAATTACGCTCAAACATATTTTCCAACAACATACAATGATTTTAGCCCAACATCACCTGGTGTAATGTTTATGGAAATGGCGGCCTATGTTGGTGATGTTTTATCCTTTTATCTTGATAATCAATTCCAAGAAAATTTCCTACAATACGCTCGTCAAACAAATAATTTATTTGAATTAGCTTATATGTTTGGATATAAACCAAACGTAACACAAGTCGCAGTAACAGAAATCGATTTTTATCAACAATTACCTTCAAAATTATCAGGAAGTGAATATATACCTGACTATGATTATGCTTTACTAATACCTGCTAATTCTACAATATCGTCTACATTAACGAATGTAACATCAACATTCCTAATTGAAGATCCAGTAGATTTTACTGTATCGTCCTCTCAAGATCCAACAGAAGTAACTGTATATTCTGTAGCTGGAGGCAACCCAACTTATTTTTTATTGAAAAAAACAAGAAAATCAATATCGTCAACAATTAACACAACAACATTTAGTTTTGGTAATCCTCAAAAATTTACAACCATTAATTTAAATGATAATAAAATTATAGGCATATTAGATGTATTTGATGGGGATGGTAACCAGTGGTATGAAGTGGATTATTTAGGACAAGAGATGGTTTATACCTCTATCAAAAATACTAATCCTAATGATCCTAATTTTTATATCAACCAAGATAATACACCTTATCTCCTAAAATTAGAAAAACAACAACGTCGTTTTGTAACACGTTTTTTAAATTCAACAACACTCCAATTCCAATTTGGTGCTGGTACAGTGAATGATTCTGATGAAGAAATAATTCCAAACCCTAATAATGTTGGTATAGGTTTACCTTTTGAAAAAACAAAACTTACAACTGCTTATTCTCCATCGAATTTCCTATTCACAAAAACATATGGTATAGCACCATCTAACACAACGTTAACTGTAAGATATTTAACAGGTGGTGGTGTTACATCAAATGTTAATGCTAATGTTTTAAATACATTAAACTCAACTCCTACATTTTTAAATTCTAATTTAAATTCTACAACAGCAGCAACTATATTTAATTCATTGGCTGTTACTAACCCATTTGCAGCTGATGGAGGAGGTGATGGTGATACCATTGAAGAAATTAGACAAAATTCTATGGCGAATTTCGCATCACAATTACGTAATGTGACTCAAGATGATTACTTAGTAAGATCATTATCTATGCCAGCTAAATATGGTGTTATATCTAAAGCATATATTGAACCAACTAAACGTGAAAATTCAATATCAGTTGGAGAATCTAATTCAGTATTAGATTTATATGTTTTAAGTTATAATATTGATAAAACATTACGTATATGTTCGGATGCTCTAAAACAAAACTTAACAACTTATTTATCTCAATATAGAATGATTGGTGATGCTGTTAATATTAAAGATGGATTTATAGTTAATATAGGTGTAAATTTTGAAATAATAATATTACCTAATTATAATAATAACGAAGTATTAATTAAATGTATTGATGCTTTAAAAGTATATTTTGCTATAGATAATTGGCAAATTAATCAACCTATAATATTAAGAGAATTATATATTTTACTAGATAAAATACAAGGTGTCCAAACCGTTAAAAATATTGAAATAACAAATTTAGTTGGTGAAAATATAGGATATAGTCCATACGCTTATGATATTAAAGGAGCTACATCTGCTAATGTAATATATCCTTCACTTGATCCATCTATTTTTGAAGTAAAATATCCTAATCAAGATATTTCTGGAAAAGTTGTTCCTTTATAATTTAATTAAATATGCGAGAACAAATAACATTAACTAAAACATCATTTAATAAGAATTCTTATGAAAAAGTAATTGACACATCCTTTAGTCAACTTACTCAACCTATCACCAATACATCTGCAGACCAACCTATCTCTGTACAGCAATTCTTTACATATTATCAACAATTATTTTTTATTATACCTAAATTTGGAGAAGTTAATTCTCATGAGTATCTTGTAAGAACAAGTACTGAATATATTGGTGAAACATTAAATGAAAACGATGAATTAATACAATCTCTTCTTGAAGAAATAAATCAATTACGACAAGAAAACATAGATCTTCAACAAAACGTTATAGATTTAATAAATAAATAAATAAAATATGGCTGAAATAGTTAATATACAATCTATAAATCCTCAAACATTTGAGATTCAAACTTATACCTTAGAAGATATTAATCTTATCCCTACAACAGATGTATTTGAAAATTTTAACTCTATTGAAGATAATATAGAATATTTTATATATGATTTAAATAATAATATATTATTCTCAAATATTATTAATTACACATATTATAGTTTATTAAATAATAATCTTATTATTGATCCTGAAGCTGATCTAAAACGTGAAGGGTATGGAGAAGGTATTTATAATACTGTATATAATTTTTTAAAAAATAGAGCAGCTTCAACCCCTTTAAATCGTTATTATATAGATGAAATAAGCTCAGATAGAACTGAAATTAGATTAAATACTACTTCTATACCTAATAGTGAGTTAATAACAAGTGTAGAAGAATTTATAAATTATAGAAATTCTAGTAATGTATTTATAGATTTTTATCTTGATTTTGGAGATAATAATCTTATTATAGCTAATAATATAGTATTAGATCTTACTAACCAAGATGATCCTACAGTTTTAATTAATTTATATGAGCCCCTTCCTAACATATTTAATATTCAATCACAATGTTGGGTAGTAGAATCTATAGCAGAACCAGTGGCTTATAATATTAGTATTACTCAAACTTTTGATATATTAGATCAAAATATCCAACTTAAGGGTCCTAATACTAATATAACTGTAAAAGATCAAATTAATAATTCAACACCATATGCCACATATAATTCTTTAGTTAATAATACTTCATTATTAGGATCTGGCAGTTTACAATACCAGATTAATAGTATTTTAGCTGAGAAAGGATTAGAAATAAACATAAATTACTCAGATTACTCTGAATTTATATTTTTCTCTTCAGCCAAAACTCGTTTAGAGAATTTCTACTATAAATTATCTTTAATTGATCAATACCAATCAAACGCCAACTTAATCACCAGTACAACAAATTCTTACATATCATCTAGTAGTAATATCTGGCTAAATAAAATAGATGAAATTATAACAGGATTTGACGGATACGAATATTATTTATATTATGAGTCCGGAAGTGCAGCCTGGCCTAAAACTAATTCAACATATCCATATATAAATGAACCTATTAATTCAGTTAATAGTTTAGCATTTTTAACATCACAATCAATAGTTGCTGAAGATTATGATTTGCAAAATAATAATCGTTTAATAAATGCCATACCATCATATTTAACAGATGACTCAAATAACAACCAGTATATTTTATTTACTGATATGATAGGTCAAAACTTTGATAGCATTTGGGTATATATTAAGGATATAACTAATAAACATAATGCTGATAATCGTATTAATTATGGTGTATCCAAGGATTTAATAGCTGATATTTTAAGAGATTTAGGAATTAAAATATACCAAAATAATTTTTCAACAGATGACTTATACTCAGCCTTATTAGGTATAACACCCTCAGGTAGTTTATATAATTTACCTTTTACAACAGATTCATTGCCTGTTTCTTCATATTCTTTTTTAGATTATATTAACACTTATATTACAGCTTCAAATACAGGTTCATTAGATCCTACATTTGATATTAATGCTGAAACATATAAACGGATATATCATAACTTACCATATATACTAAAGAAAAAAGGCACACCAGAAGGTTTACGAGCCTTAATAACATTATATGGTATTCCTGATACTATTTTACGTATTAATGAATTTGGTGGGAAAGATAAAAATTCAAATACATGGGATTATTGGCAAAATGAATATAATTTTGCATATAATGGATTAGGAGGAAACTCAGTTTCAGTAGACAATAGTCGGATATTTGTTCCATGGTGGGATGTAAATAATAGTTTTACACCTAATCCAAATGGTAATGCAGTCAGGAATGTTCCAAGAACTATACTTTTTAGATTTAAATCTAATGGATTAGATGCAGATAATTTTTATCCAAGTCAATCTATTGTAAGTCTTGTTGACCCAGGAAGTTTTAATATATCATTAAGATATACTGGCTCAGGATATACTAGTGGTTCATATAATGGTTCAATTCCTGATCCTTATAATCAATGGTGTGATTTAACATTAGATGTTTTTGGTAAATCATGTAGTGTATATTTACCATTTTTTGACAAGGGGTGGTGGTCAGTGATGTATACTCAAGAATTTAGTGGTAGTGATTTTACTAATACTACACATTCAATATATGCTGTCAATAATGTATATAATGGGTATGATGGGAATAAGATAGGATATATATCTTCTTCTAGTGTTATATCTTCATTCATGCAGGATATATTATATCCTACGGGTTATTTTATTAATGGAAAAGGACCAATAACTCAATCTTCTCTGATTTTTGGTGGTATAGTAGATCCTATCCCTAACCTACCAATATTTGGGAATGGAATATCATATTATCCATTTACTGGATCTTTTCAAGAAATAAGATACTATACACAAGTTTTAAATCAAAATTCTTTTAAAGACTTCACCATGAATCCAAATTCTGTTGAAGGAAATCAAATTGAGGGAGCACAACAGTCAAAAAATATATTAGCATTTAGGTTACCATTAGGTGGAGAATTATACAACAATATTGAATACATAAACAACACAACTGTATCACAATCATCAACACCTTTTACAGCTTCATTATCCATCCACCCAGCATCAACCGGTTCTGTAATAACTTCCTCATTTAGTTCAACATTAACAGACTTTAATAATTCATCATCTGCT